CAAGTGTATGCTGCAGGTAATACCAACAATGGTATTTCAGGTGCTTACCTTAGTTTAGCTACTTCAGCGGCTGCTGCCGATGGACAAGTGACTGTGGTGAATACTTCACCATTCATAGGTAACGAGGAAGCTGTAACAAATGAAGATTTCATTGTTAGAGTTTCTAAGAGTCATCAATTACTATAACAGGAGAATAAACTATGGCTATCTCAAGATCACAACTAGTTAAAGAACTAGAACCAGGTTTAAACGCACTGTTTGGACTTGAATATAAACGTTATGACAGCGAGCATGAAGAAATCTTCATTAAAGAAACATCTGACAGAGCTTTTGAAGAAGAAGTTATGTTATCAGGTTTCGGCAACGCTGCCATCAAAGCGGAAGGATCTGGTGTCAACTACGATCAGGCACAAGAAACTTTCACTGCTAGATATACGCACAACACTATAGCTCTTGCATTCGCGATCACTGAAGAAGCGATCGAGGATAACTTGTATGACAGACTAGCGTCTAGATATACAAAAGCATTAGCTAGATCAATGGCGAATACAAAGCAGGTAACTGCGGCTAACGTATTGAATAATGGATTCAGCACTAACTTTTTAGGTGGTGACGGATCTCCTTTATTCTCTACGACTCACGCTACAATCTCTGGAACATTTAAAAACACGCTTTCAACACAAGCTGATTTAAATGAAACATCTTTAGAGCAGTCTTTAATTGACATCGCTGCTTTCACAGATGAAAGAGGTTTAAAAATTGCTGCTCAAGGAATGAAATTAATCATCCCTTCTGAACAACAATTTACTGCAGACAGATTAATGTCTTCTGCTGGTAGAGTTGGAACAGCTGACAATGATATCAATGCAATCAAAAACAAAGGAATGATTCCACAAGGTTATGTTGTGAACCATTTCTTAACTGACTCTGATGCATTCTTTATCATTACAGATGTACCAAATGGCTTAAAGTATTTCGAAAGATCTCCTATCAGAACATCGATGGAAGGTGACTTTGAAACTGGTAACGTTAGATACAAAGCTAGAGAAAGATACAGCTTCGGCTTTTCTGACCCTAGAGGTGCATTCGGTTCATCAGGATCAGCGTAAAGACTTTTATTATAGGGCGGGCTTGACTCGCCCTATAATTCACTATAATAACATCCGTGAGAAGATGAAAACCTACCTAATAAAAGTATTTCTAGAAGGCATAAAAATCCAATTTACATTGGAATCTGAACCTATTTCTGTTACAGAAATGTTACATCAGAAAGTACTTGACTTTCTGGGAAAAACAAGTAAAGAGCAATTAGAAAAAATGATTAGTCCTAAACAGATTAGTAATTTTTTCTATATAACCTATGAGGAGGTTGAACGTGACATCATTGTCCCAATCACTTCTGGCCAAGAAAATAGACTTGGAATCACAGTGGAACAAGTCTTATCTTGAACAGGGAAAACTAACGACTGATATGCAGTGGTTAGACGTTGAGTTGAAGGAAGTCAAAAGACAAATTCTTCAACAGGATCTTGAAGCCGCTAGACAAGAAAATAACCTTGTTTTAAGCGAAGAAGAAGATCCAGCATTTATAGCTAGCTAAACTAGTTATATAATTGGAATAAAAGTGAGAGAAACTTAAGCCACCTCTTGCTCTTTTTAAAAAATTAAGCTATATTTAACATACTATACATTAACATCTGATGTAGACGCGTATAGTCGACATTGCCTAATGACTGCATTGGATTAATAGGAGGATAATAAGATGACTACAAAAAGTACATTTCAAGGATACGTAAGAACTTACGGAGGAGAAGATAGAAATTCTGGTGTTACACCAGGAACTCTAATTGCTTCTGAAGTTATTACTTTCTTGAGTTCAACAGCAACTGCAACTGCAGTGTCTGTTGGAGCAACAGTAAACGCTAACGCTCCATTCGTGTTACCACAAGGAGCTATACCAACTAATTTTATAGTTTTAACAGCAGCAGGAACAACTACAACTGCAACTATTAATTTTGGTTCAGCAGCTAATGCAACTAGTATTGCACAAAATTTAGTTGTTGGTGCTAGAGCAGCAGTATTAATGACTGGAGCTTCAGTTATTGCTACTGGTCTTCCAGCTAATACAACAGTTGTTGCTAATGTTGGAAGCACAGCAGGTTCAGGAAACGTTACAGGTGTATTTGTATATACATTTGCTGACCAAACTGCACAACCTGGTGAAATAGGTCCAGCTTAATTAATTTTTAATGGAGCTCCTTCGGGAGCTCTATTAATATAAGGAGATAAAATGAGTTACAAAAGTGATGTAAAACCAGTCGTTACAAGTTCTACAAACGCAGTTCTTTTTACAGGACCTACAAGACTTCGTGGTTATATGATTCAATCGACAGGAAGTTCAGGAACAGCAATTATTAATGGTTTAGCAAATGCTACAACTGTTAGTTCTTCTACTAACACGCAAGTTTATATTCCAATTCAAGTTGCTGCTAATCAAACTGAAACATTAAATATTCCTGAAGATGGTGTTTTATATGCCACAAGAAATGGAACAGCAATTGTTGACGGTATTGGTGTAACTGCTAATAGTAGTGCATTAAGTATTACGCTATTTATAGACAAGTAGGAGAGTAGATGACTACTTCCGGAACTACGAGTTTCAATCTTGAACTAGATGAGCTTTTTGATGAAGCTTATGGACGTGTAGGTATTGGAGGAACTAGAACTGGTTATCATTTAAAAGCAGCAAGAAGAAATTTAAATATTTTATTATCTGAATGGGATAATAGAGGTGTACATTTATGGAAAGTAAAATTAGCTACAATTCCATTAGTATTAGGACAAGCTGAATATAGTTATACTATTGATCCGACAAATTATCCAAACGATATTAATGATGTATTAGAAGCATATATTAGAAATAATACTTCACCTAATGCTTCATTACCAACGGATACCTCATTAACTAAAATAGATAGATCTGCATATGCAGCATTACCTAATAAATTATCACAAGGAACACCTTCTCAATATTATGTTCAAAGAACATATCAACCAAGTATATTCTTATATCAAACACCAGGATCTGGATTTTCTAGTCAAAGCACACCAAGCAATTATCAATTAAGATTTTATTATCTTGCAAGAATTGAAGATGCTGGAAAATATACAAACACTCCAGATGTCGTATTTAGATTTTTACCATGTTTAACTTCTGGTCTTGCTTACTATTTAAGTATTACTTACCGACCAGAAAAAACTGAAATGTTAAAGTTAGTTTATGAAGATGAATTACAAAGAGCTTTACAAGAAGATGGACAAAGAACTTCATTATTTATATCACCAAAAACATTTTATGGAGATGGTGTATAATGACAACCTTTGCTACAGGTAAAAAAGCATATGCCATATCAGATAGATCTGGCCAACGATTTCCGTATGATGAAATGGTTACTGAATGGAATGGATCATTTGTTCATACTTCAGAATACGAACCTAAACAACCTCAATTAGAACCAAAAGTACCAGGCAACGATCCGCAAGGATTGCTCAACGCACGACCAGATCGTGTAGAGCCATTATCAGTTGTGTTATTAGCTTTTAATCCTTTATTATCAACAGCAGGAAGTTCTACTATTTTAGTTAACGAACCAGGTCATGAAAAAACAACAGGAAATAAAATTATATTTACAAATGTAAATGCAGTAAATGGATTTACTAATGCTATGTTAAATACAACACTTGGATTTTCATTAACAGTTTTAAATACTAATCAATATACAATTAATGCTCAAACTACAGCAAGTGCTAATGGGAATTTTGGAGGGCAACCTTCGGTTGGACCTGCAGCAGTTGCTTTACCTAATAATGCTTTTGAAGTGACAGCAGGTAGTTCTACAATACAAGTAAATCAACCAAATCATGGTAAAATAACAGGCAATACTGTTCAATTTCAAAATGTAACTGTAGTTAATGCTTTTTTAACTTCTTCAGGATTTCAACAATCTGTATTAACAACGTCAACTGGATATAGTATAACTGTTGTTAATTTAGACAATTATAGATTTAATGCATCATCAGGAACAGGTGCAATAAATACTACAATTGGTGGCGGATCGGCAACAGCACAAACAATATAAATATGGCTTTAACATACGGACAACTACAAACACAAATTAGAAACTATACAGAAGTAGATAGTAATGGATTATCCGATTCTACTCTTAATGTTATTGTACAAAATACTGAAAATAGAATTTATAGAGAATTAAATATTGATGCTTTTAGATTATATGCATCAGCAGTAACTACTGCAGGAACAACAACTATTTCTGTACCATCAGGTTTAAGAAATATTAGATATGTTGAAATGATTTCTCCAAACGGAGAGTTTACTACATTAGAACAAAAAGATAGTTCTTATATGGCAGAATTTAATAATCTTCCATTATCTTCTACTTATTATGAAAAACCTAGATATTGGGCCAATTGGAATGAAACTACTTGGTTTGTAGCTCCTACCCCTAATACAACTTATGCAATTAATATTGCATATTATCAACAACCTGCTAGTATAACATCCACTACATCTGCAACTACTTATGTTTCAGTGTATGCACAGGATGTTCTTTTATATGGTTCTTTAGTAGAGACATATAAATACTTGAAAGGTCCTGCAGATATGATACAAACTTATGAACAGTCTTATCAGCAAGCCGTAAGAAGCTTTGGTGATGAGCAGATGGGATTAAGAAGAAGAGACGAGTATGTTGATGGTGAACTTCGTATTCCTTTAAAAAGTAATCCACCATCACAATAAAATTAAGGAGTTAATATGGCAAACATAGTACCAGATAGTTTTAAGGAAGAGTTATTTGAAGCGATTCACGATTTTACAGCTTCTACAGGCGATACATTTAAAATAGCTTTATACAATACCGTTTCAGGTTTTGCAGCAGCAACAACTACAGTTTATAATGCAACAATCGGATCAAGTGTTGAAGTAACAGGTACAGGTTATACTGCTACGGGAGCAACTCTTGTAAATATTTCACCAACGGTTGCACAAAATGTTGCATTCGTAGATTTTAACGATGTAACTTTTACAACAGCAACTATTACTGCAGCTGCAGCTTTAATTTATAATACATCCAACGGAAGCAAAGCAGTTGTTGTATTAGATTTTGGTGGTAGCAAAACTTCAACAAACGGCGACTTTACTATTCAGTTCCCAGCAGCGAATTCAACAAGCGCAATCTTGAGAATATCGTAGTAGTTCGCCATAAAAAATTATGGCTAATAATACTTGGGGCATACATCCATGGAGTCAAGGC